CTGCAGGGTCCTAGATTTTGCAGGAAGCGTTTGACCTTATTTTCTCTATTGAAAATGGTTAGCGAGCTTCCTCGGGCTGCGCGACGATGTCGCGTCTTTCAGGCTCGGATGGTCTCTACCATCTCGCGAGCGTCAGCGTCCTGGTCCACCCTTTTTGGGGTGGAGGCGCCTCTTTTCGACCCCCCTAGGACTTCTTGCACGGCCGTGCTGAAGTCAGCAAAGGATTTCTTGGCGTCATGCCCCTCTTCTGTTGAAGAGGAGCGTATGGCTTTCCAGTCAATCAAGAAGCTCATGCCCGACTCTTGTCGTTGCATGGATTCTACTTTGCTTCGGGGTGTCGCTGACGGTCTGCAGGGCTCGCCCTGCTCACTCCCACCGGGATACATCTCATTTTGTCGCAAGGTCACGAGCCGCCTTTTCCCTAAAGGCTGGGACTCGGGACTTTATGAAAATGAGTGTCTCTCGTGTTCTCCCTCGCTGTCCGGCACCATTGACTCCAACCGTAAGGAGGGCGGCTCTTTGGGCACTGACATCGATCACTCGTCCTTTTTAGACGTTGTGACCGGTGTTCAGCGCTTTGAGCTGCCTCGCCCTGAGGCTCAGTTAATGGTTGTCCAATCGGCGGGTAAGCCTAGGCCTCTGACAAAATTCTCTTCCGAGAGTTTGGTTTTGAAGCCTCTCCACAAGTCCATCTATAACCGTTTATCACGGTTTAGATGGCTCTGTAGAGGTGATCTTGATGATCAGAAGCTTTCCCGGGCCGGTTTTTCGGCGAGGGAGGGGGAAACTCTTGTGTCGGGAGACTACAAGGGCGCGACGGACAATCTTCCGATTGAGGTGGCCGAGGCCATCTTATCGGAGTTGTTGAAGAACGCTGTTTGCGTTCCTCAGGATGTTCGGGCTTATGCCATGCTCATCCTCCGTCCACTCGTGTGGAATCTCGAAGAGGGTTTGTCATTCGTCCCTTCTGTGGGCCAGATGATGGGTAGTTATCTTTCCTTTCCTTTGCTTTGTCTTCAGAACTACACTGCCTTTTCTTGGGCAGCTCGTTCTGAAGGCATCAAAGTGAGTGAGATTCCTTTGCTCATCAACGGCGATGACATTCTTTACCAGTCGAAGCCCAGCTTCGCTCCGGTCTGGATGTCTGTGGTTTCACAATTGGGACTGGAGGTGGAGCGTACGAAGACGTCTGTTGACCCAAGTTTCGGTTCCTTGAACTCGACTCTTGTTCGATGGGTGGGGGTTAACCTTCGGGTTATCCCTACCTTTCGATTCGGTATGTTCAGACGTGCTGACGACGTTTCCTCCTTGCCGGACACTTTCCGTTCTTTTTTGCGCGGTAGAAAGAGTTCATTGCGGTTTAAAGCCGCTCGTGAATTCTTTCGCTGGCACCTGCCTGTTCTGCGGTCAACTAGATTGACTCTTCCAGAGTTGGGTTTCAGGGGCCTCCTCGCTTGGAGAATGGGAGTGTTGTTTGACTTCCCCGTTCATCGTTCAGCTTTTTCTGTTCCACGTTTGCCGAAGAAACACAACGTTGTTTTCTCTTCTGAGAAGGTGACATTTGTTTCCGAAGCTACGTTAAGCGCTGAGCTGAAAGAAATGAACGGCCGAGAGATGGCGGCGTGGAAGTTCGGGGTTAGTTGGCGGTGCGTCGAGTCTGAGTACACTTCTCAGTGTATTCGTCGATGCATCGCTCTCTCTGCGATTCGTGGTTCGTCCGGACCATGTTTTAAGGAGCTTCTAGCACCAGGCTTCGGCGTCCGTGTTTCGCCGCTATCGCGGCGGGAGTGGCAGGATGAGTTCCTGGCAAAAAAAGGAGTGTCGGGAGGAGTCGTATCCTCTATTTTCGGATATCCTCTGCTTGCAGAGGTTGGAAGATTATGACGAGGGTCCTCCTCCACCTTACGCTGACGTCTGCCTTGAGGCTGGCGTCGTCGTGGGTGAAAGCCCCCACAAGGGGGTGAAGTAACCTACTATCACCGAGGTTGTCGTCTGGTCCGTGAGGAACAGGGTTCAACCTACTCTCCAACCTGGTGCCTTGCGCGCGTCCCGGGTCCCCACCAGGGGGCGGCCGGACGGGTGCTCCAGGCAGTGACGGCC